CTTTTACCATGCCAACCGCCATTTCCACGAATATCTACACCGTCAATAATTCCGGCTCGGTTCTTTATTTTGCCATTTCCACGATAGTACAAATGGTATCCGCCACGCCCCGTGATAGCCGTCCATGTTTCTGGGAAATCACCGTGTTCACGCTGCCAATCTTCAAGTGAATGGTACCCATCTATTCCACGGTCTTCATCAATGTCTAAATCGATTACAAATACGTTTTGGCTAACTGATCCAGTCGCAAGACCTATATTTGCATTTGGGTATTTCTGCCACCAAGCTTTTATCTGAGCTGCGTCCGTAGTTGCGTCTTTGCATCCATTCCTGGTAAGCGGAACTTTATCGCGGTATTTTAACGGGAAGACAGCAAATCCTTTTTTGGCATATTCGATAGCCGCATCATACATACTTGGATATTCATTCATTGTAAACTCCTATGAGCTGATTTAATGTCCCTGGATTGTTTAAAAGATTAATGAAATCTACTACCGTATTTTCTCGAATGGAATATATTTTATTATTTGCATCGTGAGCAACGATTGTTCCAGAAGTATAAAAACTCTGAATTATGCCGTTTTTATCACGTACATTAAATTGCTTTCCATTATTGAATACTTCCGCACTGAATCCTGCATCTATTAATTTTAAATAAACATACAGGCTTTTATCCATCAAACTCGCCCCTTTCAAGTCTTTCTTTTAAATCTCTGTATAAAATTTCTTTTATCAGTCTCCCGGATGTTTCTTCCTTGCAAAAAACCACATTCATGTTGTATCGGACCATCCACGCAACACTAGAAGCCAGGAACGCATTGGAGTTGAATTTACTTCGATATTTACTGTTTAGAAGGTTTTCCCAGCTTGAATTTTCACAAATGAGATAAATCCTACACTTCTGGTCTAATGCCCGTTCAAACTCTCTTTTGAATCTCTCGCGTCCTCTGGTAAAACATGCAGCTAATTCATCTAAATTCATTTTTCGTTCTACCACGCAGAGTGGCTTAATTGTGCTATTGGTATCAAACAGCAACTCACCACTCGGCAACACTGCATTATAGGTGTAGTCACCATAATCCAATGTTGCTCGACTGTATGGAGCGGAAAAGGATTTATACCGCTTATCCGCTCGTTCAGTCGCTTGTTCTCTGGAATCAACAAGAATCTGGAAAGACTTTAAGACTTCTTTTTGATCGAAAATATCCATTAGTTAAATGGCAGCTCCTCATCTGTACCGTCTGGAACACTCATGAAATCATCTGAATTAGCGCGTGAAGAATTATTGCTACTTAAGATTTTGTCTTTTGGAAGTTTGTAATCACCGGAGCGGATTTTATCGACTTTGCAGAAGGCTGCCAGATTGGTAGCTCTTCCAATACTTCCGTCATTCTTCTCATATTCTCTTTCGTTGAAAAGACCGCCAGCAATTTTGCCTTTGAATTTCTGCTCATCCCAGTCAAAATGGTAACCCGGATTAGATTCTTCAATAGCTTCTGTAAATGTTTTAAAACGTCTCTTTGTCCAGTTATCTTTTTCTGATCCATCATCATTTGGAATGTTCAGAAGATAATTGCAGTGCCATTTTTTATCCTCACTCTGCTGAGCTTTATATTCTTTTGCATAGAAGCCCGCATATTCGCCTTCTGCGATATCGCAGCTGATTTTTACATACTGGCCCACGCTGTTGCTGCAAAGCTCAGCTCCAAGAATTTTCACCACATAGCCACCTTTTGGAAGTGCTTCATAATCTCCATAAGCCTGTGTTTTTTCATAATCTCCAAATCTTTTAATTGCCATGTTTTTTATCTCCTTTTAAAATATTTGTTATAGTCATAGCACATAGAAATAGCTTCTTCTTTATTCGCACATTTCCTGTACTCACGAATTGCTTTGTCATGGTATAATTGATGAATATAATACGATTCGCATCTTATTCGATAGGCGTATCGGCCTATTAAAAATACATACCAGTTTTGTTCTCTCATCAAAACTCCTTCATAACTTCAATGACCTTCGTAATATCATTCGGAATATATTCCTCTTCAAACGCTCCCAGCGGCGTTCTTGCAGTGTCGTTATGAGAAGTGGTTGAAAAACAATAGGTGTTCTCCTGCTTCGTTGATCTGAGCAACCAGTTGAATTTACTGTCAATGTTATTTTTTTCAGTCTTTCTTCCATTGGTCTTAATTCTGGTAAACTCATAACCCGCGTCAGTCATTTCTGTTTGTGTATGGAACAGCAGGATCACTGTCAAATCGTCTCTGAGCTTCGACGGAATGTCCACCAAGTCCCAGATGCTCGATGCAAGGTCCATCCACTTGTCATAGCCTTTCTCTTTGCACCTTCTCATTTCGTCAGACACCATTAAGTTATTTACGGTATCAACAACGAAATAATGGATATGCGGCGCTTTTTCTGCAATGTTTAAAAGATATTTGACTATAGTCTGCGGAAAACTGGTCTTTACATAATTACTCTTATCAGTGGAATACTGATCTCTCCAACCTTTCCAATTCAGCCCTTTTCCGTCACAATCACAGTAATAAGTTTCTTCTGGATTGAGATTGCGAAGGGATGTGCTTTTACCACTTCCAGGCTCTCCCATGATTCCAATTAAGTTCGCCATGATTATTCCTCCTCTTTGTCGTATACGATATGTTTGCTGCCTTCTAATATTAAAAGGCTTGCAATCTGGCGCATGGACAATGTGCTTTCGTTGTAGATTTCGGTTAATGCATTATAAGCTTTTCCTGTTACTTTTACTGCTGCGTCTTTTTCAGTTATCGTCTGCTTCTTCCTTGCCGGAATATGGATTTTAAATTCGCTCACTGATATTCTTCCTCCTTATATGATTTCTGAGCCGTTAAAAGCCCATTTAGAGCCTGTACGTAGCTCGCCAGTGTCCTTGCCTTGTACGAACTTTCAATGTAGTTATCAGCTACAAGGGAAAGCTGTTCGTCTATCAGAGCAAGGACCTCGTCAATTCTCTCCTGCATCTTTTCTCACCTCACTAAAGAAACAGTAAACATTGTCAGAACCAGCTCCTCTCGCCGGGTTCTGCTCGCCACTTGGAAAGATTCCGCCAGCGCAATGATACTCAAGATGATTCAGATACATGTCCGGGTTCTCCCAGTCAAGAATGTACGCTTTCCGCCTGTTCAGCTCCTCCAGAAGCTCGTTCACTGTCGTTGTCAGTTCCATTGTTGGCAGAAGCTTCAGCTCCATCTGATTCAACATTTAACGGACGCCTCCCATCTATCAGAAGTTCCAGTAAGAAAGTTCTGATTATCTTAAGCTTCTCGCGGATTTCTCTTTCAGAAAGATAATCAAAATTTATAGTCTGATACAAATCCCAATTGAATTCGTTTCCGAGAACTTCGATGATTTTTTTTCTTTTAACTCCTCTTACATTTAATCCGTGTGATGAATGTTCAAACGTAATACTTGCTGTCGGAACTTCGTTTACGACTCTTTTACAGAGTTCATAAATTTCATCGACTTCTTTCTCAAACATTTTCATTCTCCTTTCTCTCTGGCGTATCAACATCCCAGAGAATTCCATATACAATCATCGTGGTCATCGCCGCCGCAAAAAGCTGCCTGCCCGGTCCGCCCCACTGCCAGAACGGAAGGAACGTGGAAAAGCTCCCGATCAGTGCGGCACAGATGATGTTTTTCAGATTATTCACTGATACCTCCTATGATCCACGCAAGGTTGCTTGCCACCAGTGCGGCGGCTGTTACAATCCATGCGGTGAACCATTTTCTTGATTTCTTCTTGCTTTCTTCGACAATCTCAGTCGCAAGTGCTACTTCGATGTCAGCCCATGTTGGCTGATTTTCGTTTCTAATTTCGCTCATATCTAGCTAATTTCTCCTTATTTTTTCTTATTTGTCTTTACAATTAGCAGATAGAGGCTTATAATTAACCTGTATCTACTAAATCGTGCTTAGTAGATGCAAGCTCCGGGGTGGAGGTGTTGGCTCCCTCCGGGGCACCTACTTATTAAGAGCAGCTTTGCCTTTCCAGATATGTCCGGTCACTTCATAGACTTTTCTAGGGCTTATGATGTATGTGATTCGTCCACCGGAAAGGCTTTTTGCTGGCTTGTTATTCTGCACAGCCACTCCAATTGGCAACCATCCGTACACAATCCCTGCCCGGATTGCTGTTACAGGAAGTCCGATCAGCTTGCTTGCATCAGATACGCTCATACTCTCTGATGAGAACTCTGGCATTTGTGGAATGCCAGATATGATTCTCGCAACCTCTGCGGCGAACTGATGAACTTCTGCATTTTCTTTGATGTAAGTATCAACTTCGCTCATTTTATGCTCCTTTCTTATTTTTTTTAGAAAAATCTTTCGTCTTCCCATCAACCTATTGTATTTCCTTTCCCCTCTACCTATAATGCATTTACAGGCACCGACATGCCGAGTATAACGAAAGGGGAATTATATGGTTGAAACAATCACTCGACTGTATCACTGTCATAAAATTCACAAACATGTGACTGTTTATGAAGAGTATGAGGTTTCTGGTAACAGTCGCCGCCTACTGCGGTGCTCATGTCCATATCATCAATACACGGAAATGAAGCCGCACTGTGATGGGTATAATGACCATGGTTTTCAATGTGGTTATGCAAAAAATCAATAACCAGGCTCACTAACTCATCCGGTCGCTCACTTGGCGATAGGTAACAGTAAAGCCGTAGGTCACATTTGCAACAGTCTCCACCAGATTCTTTGCAGTGTTGACTGACGGCTTTGTTGAATTGTAATGCGTCCATTTATACTCCTTTCTAATTCAATTTAATTGAATTTATCTGGCACAAAAATAAAATCCATAGGGATACCAGAAAGCTCACTCATTTTTCTAAGCTGAGATAATGTTGGCTCAGTGTTTCCTTTCTCCCAATTTACTACTGTATTATTGGAAACTCCTATCTTTTCAGCCCATTCTTTCTGATTGCATCTTGCATTCACCCGAACCGCTTCCAAACAAATCTGTGGCATTTTCTTTCCTCCTTTCTTAATTTCTGAATTCATTATAATTCAATATAATTGGATTGTCAACACCAAAATCCAAAATAATTGAATTTAATATTGAATTTTTTGTGATTATGATGTACAATCTAATTTTAATGAAAATCTCCAAGAATCCTTTGTTTATGCGGCTTTTCAGTCTTTATTTGTGACTAATTTGTGACTAACCGTGTAAATCTATATCTGTTCACAACATCGTAATTTGACGTAAAAAAAAGAGAGTCGGGTTTTTAGGCCCAACTCTTTTCTGACTGTCCGCTCGTGCCGCTGCTAACAGCCCCCGAATTGGGACATACAGCTCTTCCGTTCATGCACGGCAGAATCAGTCTGCACTCTTCACTTGTGCGTAGCCACACAGGATATATACATCATAAGTTCAACCCCTGTGCGGCTGTTGATAGTATACCTTGTTCTGAAGGAAAAATCAATCAGAACGTTATTTCGTATTTGCTTTCATATGCTCAATCACTTTCTTCCAGGTATCAATGCCGCAAGTTCCATTTGCCTTTACACCAACATTTTTCTGAAAAACTTTAAGGGAGTTGTATGTGTCATTCCCGAACTGTCCGTCAACTTCCACTCCCAGCATCGCCTGAAGCATTGCCACAGCTGTACCGGAACTGCCCTTTCTCAGAATCGGAAGTCTTGTCTGGAAGGTACCGGTAAGCGTAGTTGAAGGTGTACTTACTTTTGCACCGGTGGTAACAGCAATAGCCACGTGGTGATTATCGTTCAGGAGGATATCTCCTGCCTTTAAATAGTCACCAGATGTCAGATACTTACTATCCGTCAGTACTTTCGCACCGGCAGCCTTCATTGCGGCTCTCATGTTTCGTGTTGTCAGATAAATGCTGACTGCTTTGAGCTTTGCATTATTCAGGCGATATCCAGCGCCCTTGACGATAGCTGCTGTACTTGCGCTGCAATCAGATTCACAAGCTACCGTGATCTGCGCCGGATCGTAGTTACTTGCCTTCAGGTGCTGCCAGAACGTATACCGGTCATTGCTGTTTCCGGCGGTACCCTGATCGTAGCCGATGAGATTGTTTTGTGCTGCTTTTGTCGCCATGTCTGCAATCATGGATGCGATTTTAGCATCATTAAATCTCAGGACGCAGAGCCACGGTCTGCTGTACCAGTTCATGATCTGATACTCTGTCCCAGTCTGATCTCCTGCTTTTCCACCTGCATATCTTCCGTTTTCGTCATGCCCACAGTTACTGATTTTTCCCATTTTAGTTTCTCCTTTCTGTGCTGTTCCTCTATAGTCCTTGTAGAACACATCCATATCAACATTTCCACTGATTCCTGATACTTTTCCATGTTCTGAATACTGCCAGCCTACACCAACTGGAACTCTCTGTCTTTCCTGCAATGTTCCGTTATCCAGTTCTTTTTTGGGATAGTTCGCAATCCAACAATCGTACTGCTTCAGAGCATTTGACAAGTATTTTTTATACCAGTCATAATTGCAGTAAATACCGACCTTATAACCAGCTTTTTTCATCCTTGTCAGAAAGGCAACTGCAATGTTTTCGACTGCCTGTTTACCGAGCTTTCGTTGATTAGACCACTCAAGGTCGTAGAACACCGGGAAGTCCAGCCCTCGCCCGTTCAGCGCGGCAATCACATCTTCTGCCTCGTCAATCGCCTGTGCCGGTGTCAGAGCGTATGAATATTTATACCCACCGATAAGGATTCCGTTGTTCTTGCATCCCTTGTAGTTGTACTCGAATGAACCGTCAACGCCGGACCTCTGGTGCACTCTCAAAATCGCAAATTTAATACCGGATTTAGCTACTTTCGCCCAGTCTGGTTTTCCTTGATTGGATGATACGTCAATTCCTTTAATCTCCAAATTATCAACTCCTTTTATGAAACATATTTGTGGTGGCTGTAGCGTACAGATTCCTGCGCTACTTTGGCATATATCATAGTGGTGTCAAGCTTTTCGTGTCCGAGCATCTTCTGTAAGTCGGTAACGTTCATTCCCCGTTCGAGCGCCATGCTCGCTGTTGTGTGTCTTATCAGATGCGGGTATAAGTGTCTGCCGATGCCGGAACGTTCGCCAATCTGCCGGACTATCTGCTCAATTTGCGTTTTTGTGATGCCCCGATATGGCTGACGGACGGTGGATATTACGCTGTCGGAATCACCTTTTCGACTGAGCCAGTATTTCTTCAGAGCAACTTCGGCTCTGGCGTTGATATACGATATCCGGTGCTTACTGCCTTTTCCGAATAGATGAACTTCCTTAGTCCGAAAGTCAATGTCAGCTTTCTTCAGAATCACCATTTCCGAAACACGGCATCCAGTGCTGTAGAACAGTTCCACAAGGGCTTTTTCCCGATAATCCTTGCAAGCATCCCGAACTAATTCCAGTTCGATATCGGACAACGGCTCACGTGGTTTGGCTTCAAACTTAATCGGATTTATGCGGCTACATGCGTTTTTGGTCAGATACTCTTCCTTGACACACCAGTCCAGAAACGTGTGAATGATAAGGCGTTTTCCGTCAATCGTCCGGTTGGTGTTGCCTTTTGCCGACAGCCCGAACAGATATACACGGATATCGTTTGTGGTTATCTGGTTCAGCGGCTTATTGACCGTCTGGAAAAAGTCGTCAAGGTTGCACTTATACGTCCGAAGTGACTGTGGGGACATGCCCTCAATCTTTTTCGATACCAGATACACCTTGTAGCACTCCGGTATGCAGTTTTGATACGGCACGATTTCCGTGATTTTCTTCTCAATGTCGAAGTTTGCCGAAAACATTTCCAACTCCATCAGCACGGTTTTTATCTGCTCTGGTGTCAACTTTCCGTCCAGTTTGGTCATAAATTCGGTTGCGAAATTTTCCATAAAAAAGCCCTCCTTTTGGGTACACAAAGGGAGGGTATCGTGTTATAATAATACCGTACCCTTTGTGGTGCTAATTGGAAGTCGAGTTGGTCTTTGGTCGGATTGCTCGGCTTCCTTTTTTGTCATAATGTTTTGCTCGTATTATAACACTTAGCACATCACCGTGGTAGCTTTTTTATGAAATTTTCAAAGTTTCTTAATGAATTAAATGGGAAGAGGAAAGTTATTAAGAAATTATTGACCATTTTCCCCAAGTACCTTTGTCACAATACCTCGAAGCAACGGTGGTTTTAAGTTGACACGAAATAATAAACTGAAATGCGTATCCGGCTTGGTCAATTCTGATACTTTTTACAAAGCACCATTGATTGCCAAATGTTTTATCATAGTTAGAGTTTATCCAGCTCATTGCTTCGAAATCAATATTCCTATCAATTTTTGCATGGTTATCAGCAGTTGTATCTCCGATATTTTCAGTAAACCGCTTACTATTTTATTAGGTTCCAAGCTTCCCATTTTCCATCAAGCATGTTTCGCAAATAGATATGTCCATTGGTTGTAAAAGCAATAAGATGCAGAAATTTTGTATTGCTGTTTGAGCTAAGGCATATAGCATTGATCCACGCGTTACTTACTGGAGAGTTTGCAGCATTGTTTCCGGAATATATCCCGATTTCAATTACATTATTTCAGTCGGTTACATTTGCATTTTTATATCTGAGCGCCTTACTATTTAATTCATTAATCGCCCCTATCACCGTCTTGTCGTTTGTCTGCAAGTTGCTAATGACCGCATTGGTCAGCTTTCCAACAATCCAGTTCCAAATTCCGCTGAACGGCGAAAGCTTGTTTGCCTTCGCTGCTGCGTCGTAAATCATTAAAGAATCCGCATCCTCTGGTGTTGCTTTCTGTGAATACTCATTAAATTTTCCCATTACTGTAATCTCCTTTCTAATTCCTTGATACGTTTTTCTTGCTCGTCAACCTTTGCGCTAAGTTCCTGTATGGCTTTAATGGCGTAGTTCAGCAAGTACGGGCTGTTAATCTGCTTAATGTCCATCTCACCGTTTTCGTCATATCCGCCGCCCAGTGCCAAGTTCGGGTCGATTTCTTCCAGTTCGTCCGCCACGAAACCAATGTTCTGATGCCATCCGCCCATCCGCTCTTTCCAGTCAAACTGACGGACTTTCATGCGATTAACCGTTTCGAGGGCGTCTGTTTCGCTGTTTTCGATGTTTTCTTTTAGGCGGATGTCAGAAATATTCAAGTTCGTATAAATATAATGCATTTCATAAGAACTGCCGCCCCACTGTGCTTTTACACCAAGGCGATAATTACTATGTTCGGTACCGGCTCCATATCCATTTGCGTGATAGCCAGAATTCAAAAAAGCTACTCGATTCCCGTCGGCAGTAACAGATGCTATGGGTTGCCTCGTTACCGCTTCGCTCGCTTTTTTACTTTGATTTTCATAATCATAAAAAAGGAGTCTGCCTTCTATTTTGGCATCTTTACGGACTGTCAGTTTGTCTAACTCGCCTATGATGTTAGCAAGTGAATCGAATGAAATTATGCTTTTTTCAAGATGCAAGTCTTCATCTGTACCCGTACCACCGCCCGCTATATCCTCAGTAAAGGTCAAACCTTTCTTGTTAAATGTAATTTTACCTTTTGCATTTTTATCGGTCAGCGTCGTTGCCCTAGTTTCTATTCCATTTTGTCCAACTGTTAAAATCAAACTTCCGGAGCTATCGTATATTTTCATCAAGCCGTTTCCGTCATTCTGCCCGCCGAGTGCAAGCGTTCCACCTTTGGCGGCGTTGAACGAAATATACAGCGTAGTGTTCCCACTTTCGTCCTTACCGTAATACAGCCCCTTGAACTTTCCGCCGTCTGACAGAATATCAACTATCTGTTCCTGCGTCAGTGACGCCACATCAACCGCAACTGAATACGTCTGGTAGTCCGCAAGTTTGGTTTTCGACTGGTCAAAATACAGTGAAACCTTGAGCATGTCATGAGCCTTGAGCGACAGTCCGTTGACATTAATCTTCAGACGGTCAAGTGCCGCAGTCTGCGATACCGTGAGTATTGCCCATGTAGCGCCGTTGTCGGTGGATTTTTCCAATTTCCACCAGCCTTTCTGCGACTGTGCAATCTCTCCGTTTCCATCACGATAGAACGAATCCACAATGAGCGATGACGGTGTTATCTTCTTATCAGCCCCCATCAGCAGCACATCCGCATTGCTCTGAAAGAAGTAAGTCCTTCCGGCAGTCCCCTGTTCGCCCTTAATCTTTGTCCAACTGTATTTTGTCGGGTCGGTGCTATCGTCCGGCGTGTAATCGGTATACTGCCCGATGTACAGCTTATTGACACTATCATCTACGGAGAAACCTGTTCTACCATCAGCACTATTCGCATATGCGATATGGAAGTACGGCGTCTTTCCGTTCGCCCCCGGTGTTCCCGGCACGCCCTGCGCTCCGTCTGCCCCCTTAATCAGTGACCACGTATACTTCGTCGGGTCTGTGCTGTCGGCTTCCACGAAATCCACATACATACCGATATACTCACGGTTTCCGTCACTTACCGAAAAGTCTGTCTGACCGTCTGCGCTGTTCGCATAGGCAAGGTGCGTGTACTGTGTCTTTCCGTCTTTACCATCTTTTCCCGGGATGCCGTTTGCTCCGTCCTTGCCATCATATCCATCAACGCCACGGAACCGGCTCCATGTATAGTCTGCCGGATTGGTGCTTTCTGTAGCCGTGTCCTTATTCGTTGCTATGCCGATATAAGTCGCCTGTGTCACTGTATAGATTTGCTCTCCGGCACTATCCAGAATCGGACTGCCAGTGCTGTCTAACAGCGGCACATAATCCGGGTTGTCTGACATGTCAAGTCCATCCGGTCTTGTGGCGTATTTCATCCACGTATAAGACGACTTACCGTCCGCCCCTTTTGGACCTTGCGCTCCTTGGTCGCCTTCAAACTTGGCCCATGTGTACTTTGTCGGGTCGGTACTGTCAACGCCGGAAAAGTCCGTATAAGTTCCGATGTACTTGTTTGGTGTCTTGCTCATCTGCGCCGCTGTCGGGTTCTGTACCGGTGCGTACTGGATATGCAGATACGTTGTCTTTCCATCTGTTCCAATGCCCGGAATTCCCTGCGGTCCGGCGTACTGTTTCGCAAGTGAGAACTGTTTCGATACGACAAGGTTATTCAAGTATGCCGCCTTGATGTTCACCCATCCGCTGTCTGCGGTCAGCCCGGTAACGGTGTATGTCTTAGTTTCCTTATTCCAGTTTCCCTGTACGTTTTGGGACGTTGTAATCGTATACGTACAGTTATCCGTAATATCCTGTGTGCCGTACATAACGGTCGCTGTTGTGGTGCACTCCGGGAACTCTGTATAGTTTCCGTCGCTGTCAACTGGGATGCCTTGATAGTCGTTATCAAGCTGCATGGTCATGTTTCTGGCCAGAGCTGCCATGTTCTCAACATCTTCAATCTTTTCATCAAGTGGTTTACCGCCGATCGTCACATAACTTCCGTCAAGGGTAACTGATCCGGTATCCATATCCGCTTCAAATATCGCATTTCCACTTTTGTCTCTTACGATGAGCGTTCCTGCGTTAATATAGTCGGCGTTGATGCCCTCTGCATAGAGTAGCCTGGTTATTAATTCGCCAGTCACCGCAAAACCGTAAGGATACGTTTTTCCACCATCAATCGACACGGCAAACGCCTCCGCTGTCAGTTTCCAAATTATATTAGATTCTGCTATGGTCGGCTTGTTGTGCATATAGTATATGATACTACCATCCTGTTGTGGCTCCTGTGTCATATACAGACCGCTCGAAGAGCTGAGTGTTTCAGCTAATCTCCGTATAGCCTCTTCTCTTGCGGACGTTTCTTTTTGTACCATCCGGCGCGCTGCAACTATAGCTTTCGTGCTATTCCCGTAAAAGTCACTACTGCCTCTGATCGGATCATCGGCCTGTGTCTTAACTGTAGTCAGGCCGCCCACGTTACCTGATACATCTGTCAGAGGAGTAAGGTATTTGTTCCCTAACCGGTCGTAAGTATACATCATGTCGCCAAACTCGACGAGCGGGTCGTATACCAGATCGCCCTCAAGATTCCGGAATCGTGCCCCTACAATCTGTTCGCCGATAATATTCGCCACCGTCTGAAGCTGATCGGTGTCAATCAACTCGTTCTCAAGTTCAAGGACGTACCCTTCCTCTCCGTACATGCCGGAATAATCAGTCTCAGTATCGTCGTTTGACTGCCCGTTCGTTACCTTAATTCCGGTTATGACTATATCATCACTGGAAAGCGCAGGCGGGTTCGCATAAGCCATCAGTCTCTGAACGTCACTACCCGGGCCGGATGTGAGAGCCAGGAACCCCTCTGCGTTAATAGTCCATCCTGGCAGAGAAACAAAACCGTCGGTATCAATAGACGGGCTAGCATCACCGAAATGAATAAACCCATCTGCGTCCACGGTCGCAGCATTGTCAGATTCCATTTTCCCAAAGTCCCATTTTACAAACTGTAGATTCCCGGAATAATCAATCCGGGCATTCGCAGACTCAACCATGGCCGCATATCCAAACAGCTGGCGAAACGTCATACTGTCAGGAACGCTTCTTATTATTATAATATCGCCATGGTCCATGGTTAGATTCATGCCTATGCCGACAGTCTTACAAGCATCTCTGACAAGGTTAATGAGCGACTGCGGTAGTTTCAATCCGCTGGTATATGTCTTATTTGCCTTATACATATCATCCAACGCCGTAACATTGATGATATCCGAATACTGCTCCGGCGTAGTGACTGTATAGACTCCCTTGTCTATAGTTTCGATGATGTCTTTTGTAGCTGCCTGCGTTGCGATGATAGGATCGCCGGTACTGTCCAGAATCGGGTTATAACTTTCGTCCAGCAGCGTGCTTACAGATTCCGGTGCTGCATACGACGTCTGAAGCTTCAGATAAGCATGAACCTTAGCTCCGTAAAAGTTGTAGTTCTTCCACTGCTCCTGATCGTTATTAATGCTCAGCGTCAGCGTTTTACAGATAGTAGCGCCGACCGGAAAGCTACTGCTCTCTGCACAGTCAGAAAACCCGTTGTCGCCGTTCATGATATCTTTGTTGATGGTCTTTTTTGTTCCGTCAGGAAAGGTGATATCCACTACCATTCTGACTGGCTCACCAGCTTCAAGCTTTTCTCTAAATGCGTTACTTACGTTAATCACAGTGGATTCACCCCCGTCATGTTAAACTCTAATGTTGACATAATCTTTCTATCGTCCGACAGTTCCCCGATAGCTATGTTTTGTGTCTGGCCTACGTAGAACGGAGCATCTCTCCAAACTCCGTAATACGGCGAGAAATAATGTAGCGTAAATTTATATCCTTTTGCTACCATCTGCAAAATTTTGGTTGCTTCTTCCATTGGGAGATCACTACCCTTGTATGTGTATTGTTCCACAGTAAACATCGGCGTAAAGTAGCCTACACCGTATTGCGTCCTCTGACTGGATTCCGTGTAAGTCGTGGCAAAGGAGAGCGCAAGGTCTTTATCTGGCTGCCAAATCACTGTTCCATTGATTTTATACTTTTCCATGACGCCCTCCTTTCTATGCCATCTCAAACGGGTTTCTGCCGCTTGTATCTCGTCTCATCTGTGCTTCTTTCATCATCTCGTCAAACAGCGTCCTGCGATTGATCTGAGCTGTAAACCGGTAGTTTCCACCACTGGTCTGTCGTCCTGCTGTTTCTTCCCGGACGATCTTTCTGAGCAGAGCTTCCGGTGCCTCGATGTTGTTACCCTGTTTCTGATCTCCTAAGACCGCAAGGAACTCACTCCTTGGTGGAATGACTGCGCCTTTAGCTAAATACGGGACTGTCGGTACTCTTGGAAAAGTAGCTTTAAACCCGATAGTCTTTGAGCCGAATGGAGTCGGTACTTTCCATGGGCCGAAAGAGAATGCTGATTCAATCGCACTAACAACTCCGTTTACTTTGCTGATAGCGCCATTTACAACACTTATGATATTGTTCAGAACAGACCTGATAGCATCTCTCATTCCGTTAAATGCATCGACTACAGTGTTTTTGGCGGATGCGAATTTATCAACAATAGCATTTTTGATTCTTTCAACAAAACCACTAACAGTAGACCATATAGCGTTCCATTTCTGATGTGCGCTGGCTTTTATGCTTCCCCAGATCGTTACTATCTTAGTAGCTAGACCTCTGAGCTTATTCCCGATATCCTCAACAAAACGTCTTGTTTTGTTAGAAATCCAATCCCATACCTTTCCAGCCATTTCTTTGATTTTGTCCCAGTTCTTATACAGTAAGACTCCAATTGCTATAGCGGCTCCAATCGCTATAACCACCAAACCAAATGGACTTGTCAAAAATGCGACTGCTGCACTAAGAGCTTTTGTGGCAGCTGTTGCAATTATGCAAATAGCATTCCATGCAGTTGTTGCCGCTGTCATCGCTACCTGAGCAGCTGTGTTGGCAATCTTGACCGCAGTGTTTGCAACAAAAGCAGCCGCCTGTTTTCCAAGTGATACTACGGTCTGCGCAACACTTACGACAAAATCTTTTGCATACAGAGCAGTCAGATATGCAGTCTCGGCTTTATCTATCAACTTCGCCGCAACATTTTTATATATTGCCGCTTTCATCAGATTCAGCACGCCTACGACACCGCCTGCTTGCTGAATGAACGAAAGAAGTTCTACTGTTTTCCAAGCTGCAAAAAAAGCAGCTATAACCCCGATATTGTCAGAAAATGTTTTAACCACTGTCGTAAGCAAATTGATAGCTGTCGGAAGTCCTGATTCGATAATCCACTTCAACATTGGTAGAATTACATTTTTGTAAATCCATTCAAGTACATTTCCAATGGATTCCAGAATTGGGGCAAAAGTCGCTGTCAGATTACTGATAGATTCCAACAATGGATAGAAGTCCAAGTTCGCCGCCCATGTCGCCGTATCCTCTGCGATTTTCTCAACAAACTGCATAACTACCACAAGGGCGTTTGCAATGTTCTGTATAATCTGCGTTCCGACATTGTTCTTATTCCACGCATCGGCAAAACCGGATGCAATGTTCCCGATAGTTTTAAGCACGTTCTGAGCAATCCTCAGCATGGTCGTAAGCATTGCCGTACCTGTACCATTTGTCCAGACCTCTACAAGACTTTTACCTACACTCTTGGCAAGCTTCGCAATTCCCGACAAAGCAATGTTTGCCGCATTAATAGTGTTCTTGCCCTCTTTTTTCCAAGCATCTTGAAATGGTTTCCAGAGTTTTTTTAAGAGCTTCGCAAGCTTTTCAGCTGATTTGCTGATTTTATCCAGAGCGGTTTCACCCTCTGCTACTTTTCCATAATCTACGTTGCTGACTGCACTCGGAAGAGATATTCCGCCGCCACTGCCACTACCGGATGTCGACGGAGTTTTACTTGCTGTTGATGATGTATCCTGTGTAGAATACCGATTAATTTCATCGAGCGGACTAAGATATCCTTTCGCCGCTTTTGCCGCATCTTTTGTTGCATCAGCTACATCTTCCGTAGAATCCGCTAACTTGCCGGCGTTGTCTGCTGCCTGTCCGTAAGCATCTGCCGTATCCTGCACGCCACTGGCATCGCCTGTAAGGCCTGCCCCACTTCCACTTGTCTGACCGGAAGATTTCTTGCCAGTGATAAGCTCCGTGAATGACTTGAAGGCATTTGCCAGAGTTGCCAGTTTGCCTAGCAGAATATTAATAACTTTCAGAACAGGCGTGAAAATATTAATCAATCCCTGTCCGACTGTTGCCTTGAGAGACTGTAACTGCAATTGCATCACTCGCACCTGGTTCGCCCAGCTGTCAGAAGTACGAATAAAGTCACCAGATGCGGCAGATAGCTGCTTCTGCACAAAAGCCAGACGGAGAGCCACTTTTTCCTGTTCTGTCATTTCAGATGTGGTTTTTCCGTAGCCATTGGCAAGTGCATACTGATCAAGTGCCGACTGGGTCATTACCACGCCGAGGTCCTTGAGTGTTTCCGTTTCACCCGTAAATACTGATTTCAGCTTGATATAAGCCAAGTCCTGACTAATGTTATAGAATGATGCCACATCACCAGTCAGCTGTGTCAGGGCTGTTGACATGTCGTAAGCCTGTGCCTCAGAGAAACCGAACGACTTAGACATTGCTCCGAATGTTCCGACATACCTTTTTGCCATTGTCTCTGACAGTCCGGCTGAGGTCATGGCGTTCTTTGCAAATTCATTGACCTTATCCGACATGGTTGTAAATGTAACATCAACCACGTTCTGAACTTCTGCGAGGTCGGAACCAAGCTCCACACACTCTTTCCCAAACTGCGCTAATTTGCCAACTGCAAAAGCCCCACCAATCAGCAGACCGATTTTTTTTACAGCACTCCCAAGGCCGTTAAATGACTGTTTTATAGCTGATACGCCATTTCGGACACCGGTTGTATCCATTCTGGTATCAATAATGACTGAGCCATCAGCAGCCATACGTCCACCTCCTAACTATTTGAGGTTCAACATCTCATTCAACTTATCTTTATAAGCTTGCTCTTCTTCGCTGAGACGTGTTTTTATGTCAATTGTGTTTTTATTTTCTTGATAGAATTTCTTTTCCCATTTATCCAGGCGTTCGCCTTTTGCCTTTTTTGACCGGATCCCGACAACTGTATTAAATAGGCATTCCCCAGATTCCATAAAGTAGCCAAAAAACGTCCACCAGTGCATATACGGTACGGCTCTGATTTCTTTACCAGCAACCTTGTTTACCGCCGGCACGATCATATCTCCGTCCTGTTCCCAGTCCATTAACCGAGGCTTTGGGTGGTTCGGATTATCGTCCAACTGTCCGCAGTCGATGAATTCCGATGCTTTCTGACAAGCTTCGTCCAGACACTCAGGCGGTATACTCTGCCAGTCCTCAAACAGAATCTGCAACATAACAACTGCTTTTGCCTGCTCATCCAGTTCTGGGTCATTCATGGCAATCAGAATGTCGATTATTACCCGGAAATCCGTTCTAATAGAAAAATCCACCCCACTGATGTTTAGTGAGGTGGGAAGCTCATAGGCGGTCATTTTGTATACTTCTCCGTATACTTATTGACTGCTGCCTGCATTTTCTTTTTTCTCTTTTCGATTTCCGGTGCGATTGCTCCTGCAATCTTATCCAGAACAATGTAAGCGAACACCTGGCCATTACCAAAAACAGTGGTTGCTGTGATCGGTTCCTTGAACAGGTCCTTTGATGCTTCATATCCGAGTAGATAGTTGATTTTGTCCTCAATCTGTCTATTCAACTCTGCCATCTCTTTACCAGATGTGACTTTCTGAATAGAATCTTTGAGCTGCTCAAAATATTCTGTCAGTTCCTCTGCACGTGCTGCTACATTGATGTCCGTCGGGTTCAGCTTAAAAGAAGAAAAAACTTCGTTTTCGTTGTTAGTGAATGTGAAAATGAGAATTCCATCGTCAATTTTGGTATTAATTACTTTTGCCATTTAGCATGTCCTCCTTGTATATGTGCTTATTCGCTGTCGGCTGTGAATGTACCGGAACTGATATCAAATTTTCCTTTTACACGTTCGCCAACATAGTTGACAGTAAACGGAATCTGATAACCGGATGTATCACCGCCATAGGAGGTCGGCACAACATAACAATCCTGCTGGTATGCTTCATACTTTCCTGCTGTAGCTTCTGTCCACAGATGAACCTCAACTGCTTTTGTTTTGAGGTTGTCATCTTTGAGACGTCCATCTACAATCTTCTGCAACGCTGTGAACAGGTCTGATGTGGTATCTGCATAGAACGGATCAGCGTCAGAAGAAACTTCGTAGCCATTGTGTTTGAACGTGGATTCTCCGAGAATGTTTTTAGATGTTTCAGTATCTGGATTGAGTTCTACATTGTACTCTTCCAGATCCTTTCCAAGGCGCTCATACTTCGGTGTCAGTCCTCCGCAGAGGGAACCTGCATCAATGTAATGAGCCATATATTTACGGTCAATCTTGCCTGTAACTGCCATAGAAATGTCCTTTCTGCCTATAACTTTTAAAGGCTGTGTAGGTTAGCGGCTATCTCCGATTGATAGCCGGTTGTTACTTGTTATATTACTTCATAAGTGTTTTCGTAGCGTACTGACAATGGTAACAACCAGTCCTGTACGCCACTCTCCTGCGGTTCTAAACCATAGGAATTGTCACGGGTAATACGTTTTATCACTCGCCCCTGTGAAAGCTCAGGAAACGCATTTAAACGTGTCTCAACGCCATTTATGGCAACTGGTTCCCGACATATCCATTTGCCGAGATTATCAAGGAATTTCTGAACAGATAACTTCTGCCTCTCCTTGTCGGATGCTGTTCGGTACACTACATAAAATGGGTACTGACAAATTTGGTGCATTATTCCGCAAACATCTTCTTTTTCTGAATAGACCAACGCCCCGTTGTCTGCTGAGAACGCAATTCCTGATTCTTTGCCGAGTTCCTCAAATTTGATTGTTTCATTTTCGTACAGTCCCGGATACTGATTCAGAAGTGCTTTCATGGCATCTGTCAGAATCTCATATCCAGTTGCATCTTTTCCGATAGGTTTATCCACCATGTCTGCCACCTCCTGCCTGTGCTTTTACTTTGCGAATCCAAGTATCACCATATTGCCGTTTAGCGGCATCGAACCACTTTGCCTGCGCCTGTGGGTGAGCCTGTTTGGTGTATTCAAGATTCTCTTTTGCGGCTGTCTGGCCAGAAAACTGACTAACAAGAACCTTCTTTGCTCCACGTCTTGCGTAGGGACTTCCAGTTGCTTCGTCTACCATTGTTTTTCCCTCGTAGAGAAAACGCCCATAAGGAGCCGCCGCCGCACATACTTTTCCAGTTCCTTGCAAGGATGTACTCTCAACTCTTGTTCGGTTGACAAAATCCCCTGTAATCATCGGCATAAATGGTATCATGCTGTCCATAACCATTCCGTCAAGAAGGTACTGGGCTTCTTGGTACTGTCTGGAGAATCTATCCATATTCAGCTTGATTTTCATATCTCCATCGACTATGGAGAACCCTTTAAAATGATGAATCTTACTCATATTACTTACCCAGAATCTCAAAATGTGGAATCAGCGTATATGGACCGCCTACACTGGTAATCTTAAACACGTTATCCTTGTTCTCGTTCATATACTGGTAGAATCCATTCCGATAATCACCATCAGTTATCGTTCCACCAGTCCACTCACCCTCCCAAAAGAATGATTCGTCCGAGAATGTGATAATATCTTCCAGAGCGTTGTTAATCTGTCTTTTCCACTCTTTAGGGGGCACCCATGGAAGAATCTTGCCGTCTTTATCAGTAATCGTTATCTCGCCGTTCTGGACGGTGTATCGAACGTGTAACTGTGCGTTGTCAGTTATGTCTGGCCCGTACTTTTTAAGGATTGCTCCTTTGTCTGTAATGAGGTCAACGCCGGATAAAACATGAGGATACCAGTAAGCATCTCCAGTTGTTTTACTTTCGTAATAGTTAAAAACTGTTACTGTTTTGCTATACATGATACCCTCTCCTTAATTATTCTTTCTGCACTGTCTGCTTAATAACCTGATTCACACCAGTAGCCGACAATCCGTTAAACATACCGACTGCAACCGCTGTGATATAGTCCGTTGCCGGGAAATCTGGGATAACTCCCATTCCGACTGCTCCGAGAATTCCACCAATAACCGCCATGATTACCGGAATCCATTCATCAGAGATTCTTTTTGATGCCTTACAGCCCATTCCTACGATGTAGCAAATCATAACGATTGCGATACATGAGCCAAGTGTTGAAATGTCCATAATCATACCTCCAAATCAACTTTTTCCATAACTGCCCTTGCTTCCAGAACAGCAATATAATCTGTCATTGCTCTTACCTGCATATTGTAAGTGCTTCTCGGACAAGTAGGAGTAAATGGGAGTTCTCCTTTGTCCCATTTTTCAAGCATATTCGCAAGTTTCTTATATCGAATAACTACCTGCATATACTCTGCCTTAAAGCGTTCCTTGTAATCTGCGCTATTCATCATTTCAACGGTCTGTTTTAATTCCATCATTTCTATCACACTCCTGCATACAATATCGGTATTCCATCATCCGTCCTTACTCCCATCAGAAGCGGTAAAGCTGTCTTAAGAAGCAAGTCGTTCGTTTTCTGCGCATCTCCGGCGGCGGCATACACTGCACTCCATTCCTTTGCGCTTGCCCCAATCTGCTGAGGTGTAGCATAAGAGATAGATTCACTACCAGAGGATACAGATGTTACAATTCCTGTCGTGCTACCACCGGACCCGATTACGGTTGATGTACCGCTCACAGCGGCATTAGTAGCATTCTTTTCAGCAAGCTCAATCTGATACATTGTTTCGGCCAGTGAGCAGACCGCCTTTTTGATACGCTTCTGAAAATATTCATTCACAGGCAGTCCGTCCACCAGTCTGTTAAATGTCATCGTGTCTATAAAATCACTGGCTTTTTCTGCCAGTCGTGGAAAGTCAGCTTCTGGCACAACATTGCCGAATGATTCTGTATAGAATTTATAATCTGCATAAGCCATGCCAGTTACCTCCTGCGTTTATGATTTCGCTGTTACACTTGCACTTCCGGCATTCAGTGCTTTGTATGTTCCATCACACTCAACCACTGTAATCTTCTGTCTGGTTGCCGCTGTGATATCGGCTTTTCCATCCCAAGTACTCCAGTTTCTGAGATTCTGTCCATATCCAACAGTTACTGCTTCTGCTGCAACTTTGTATTTATACACATTGCCGGCATTTTCTTTAGCTGGATTTACGGTGATCTTTGTATCACCAGTCTCTGAACCTGCCGCAGATGTTACTGCCAGAGTACCGAGCGTTGGCGTTTCGTCAATGGTAATTACTGCAATTGCGTCAATGTACTCTGCAAAAAGAGTAAGTCCCATAACTGCGAACGCTTCGGACACTGCTGTATGGTAGTTGCCCTGTGTATGGAATCCGATCAGATTTGTCTCGCCAGATACAGTGTATACAAGGCCTGCTCTCGCAAAGTCAGATTCGTTCGGGTCAACATAGTAAAGTACGATGTTCTCGACAGGGGTAGCAATAACCTGTCCTCTCGGAATCTCACTGTCAGACAGTAAGAAGATTGTATTGAATCCCATAAAGTCTTTCATGTACTGGAAGCCGAACTGGTTCTGGATAGAGATCTCAGCTGCTCCGAGATATTCATATACATCCAGAATGTTCACAAATCCAACAACACCAGTCACATTTCTGTGCATCTGTTTGAATTTGTTCTCAACACGGCCCTTAGCCATTGCCAGAGCCATCTGGAATGTAGTTTCTGTGGAAGTAAGTGTACCGGTTTTCAGATAGTCATAGAATCTGCCGGTAACATCAGTCTGAAGCTGAAAAAGGAATTCATCGTCAGTCATCTGAACAGCGTTCTCATAACCGTGATCCTTGATTGCTTCAATAGATACAGCCTTTGCGTACTTTTCGATAGTCATTTCCGCATAGTTCTTTTCTTTTACAGTAAACTTGCTGTAAGGGATTTCCTCACCCTCACCGACAAGTCCACTCTGTAAAGTGCCCTTTGCGTACTTGGACTTAAGTACAGCACCCGGCTGCTTTTTGATTGGTCTCATAATACCCAGAATATCACGTAAGTGCTGCCAGTTTCTTTCGAATCTGGTAACAAAATCAATCTCACGTGCTGTGACCTGAATATCATTAGTCATAATAAGATTAGCTTTTGCTGCCATATAAAAAATCCTTTCTACCCATAACTATTAAAGGTATTGGGTTAGCGGCTATACTCTGGTGTATAGTCGGTGTAAAAATCACTGGAATAACTGGATATTCTGAGCAATTGCAGCCTGTCTCTCGGACGGGTCTTTGATTGCTTCGATATCTTTCTTTGTCATGTTTCCCGGTGTCTGCTGATGTCCAATCCGCGATGTTGCAAATCTCGCCTGTTGCTGCTTGGCCTGCTGCTGACTTTCATCTACAAATGTATCAGGCTCATCCTGTTTCATCTGTTCAAGTAAATCATTAAGTCCAAGAATCTTTCCGTCCTTAAGCTTAAGACCAGCTGATTTGATATCGGCAGTAACAGATCTTTTGGCTGCCGGAGATGAAAAATTAACATTTTCCAATGCAGTTTTAAGAGCATCGTCAAAATCTCTTTCATAGATTTTCTCATTGAACTCTCTCTCCGCATCCTCGGCTTTTTTCTTCCATCCAGCAAGCTCTGTCTGAATATTCGCCGGGTCGATACCGTCAAAACTTTTTAAGGTTTCTTCTGCTGTCTCGGCACGTTCTTTCCAGTCGTCTCGTTCACCCTCGACTTTTGACAGGGTTTTTGCTACTTCTTTGGCATTCTTATAATGCTCAGAGAGCGCTTTCTTTACATCTGCCTGTTTGTCCTCCGGGATCTCAATTCCAAATGATTTTAAAGTGTCAATAAGTTTCTGCATAATATCCTCCTGGTCGTGTTTATTGACCTGCCGCCGCAGGTAAATGGATTAAGCCAGTTAGACCACTGGCAGGGTAATCGGAAAGGCAGGATTCGAACCTGCGACGTCAAGGACTATGCGTCCTCCGCTCTTCCGTCTGAGCTACATTCCATTAACCCGGATTCCCGGGTTAGCAAGGTGTTTAACGTGTCATGCCTGCCACGAGTTGTTTCGGGCACCTGTCTGCCCATCTACCTTTTACAAGGAGGTGCGTACTGTCTATGCGAGCGAGCAAGTCATATAGACAGCAATGGCACGTGTCGGAAATTGCATCCGCTTTTCAACCTCATGCTTCTTATGTGACAATCCGGTCACTGCATTTTCTACTAAGGACACGCACCCGTGAAAGGAGGAATCAATGAAAAAATGTCTATGTCAAGTGGCTACAACCACTTACGAATCTTCCTCATGAATACATTGTACCACAGAACCTCGAAAAAGTTGTGGTACATGTTTTGACTAATTAGAGCATATCTCGGAGTTTTTCTACGTATCTTTTAACAAGATCACGTTCTTCCCGGCACTCTGCATCCTTAGACATATCGCTCATTTCTGTTGTGAGTTCGTCAAGGTGTTCTTCCAAAGCGGCGAGCATCTTTCTCTTGCAGTCTTCAGACTTGCCGGAACGATAGCTCTGTTTCTGTGTCATATAGTCGTCATAAGCATCTCGTCCGTCAGAACGGCTGTAATGTCCTCTGACATAATGCTCACCACGTCTGGCATAAGAACTGCCTCTGTCGTAATCCGGCATCATTCTGCCGTCATTTGAACTGTATCTCCCCATGCTGTCGCGCTTTCTTCCGCGTTCGCTGTAATCGTCATTGTAGCCGCTACGCATCTCATCAAGGACAGTGTTGTAATATTCCACTTTTTTGTCCCAGTAATACGTATTCTTGATATCTTTATACATATCAATCAGCTTGTATGTCATTTCCAGATTTCCGGTGGTCAGTCCATTATCAGCGATTTTGGACAGTTCGTCTTCGATTCTTGCACATAAGTCTTTAATGTCTCTCATAATCGCACCTCCTACGCTTCCCTGGTCACAACAATGTTTGCGTTCGCAACAGAAATTGCCTGATCGCTAGTGTTCTCTACTGCGATATTAACGCAACATCCACGAGGTACATCAATATAGATGCCAGAGGACACATTGTTGTACTGGTCTACTGCTGCCGGTGTAGAGATCATCTGAGAAGATAATACAGGTTCGCCAGAGATTGCAATAGCCAGAGAAATAGCTCCGACAGTACCGCCTGTTGGAATTGCGATATTGCCAGAAAAATCCACAAAGAATCTCGCTTTGCACTGATTAGTCAATCCTCTCAGCGTAATAATTCCGCTTCCCTCTCTGTGCTGAATGCAGTTAGAACCTTTAACTGCTGTGTTTGAAAATACTACGTTTCCATTTGCTGCTACAGTCTGAGCAGCTACATTTGTAAATTCTGCCATAATTTTTACTCCTTTCATATCACAAAAGGACAGGTCTCGGCCTGCCCCTCTGTGTAATACGGCATAAGCCGACATCCGAATCAATCGAAAGATACTCTCGATATGAAGTTATTAGCAATTACATCCAGTATTGCATCCGCATCCGTAAAATGTGTTCGGGTTAGGAACCTGATATGCCGGAATTGGTGCTGGATTAATTGCATTAATGAGCTGCTGTGTCTGAGAAGCCATTGCAGTTGTGAGAAGTGCAGACTGGCGATCCTGAGAAGCAGCGCGTCTGAGATCATTGTTCTCGGCCTGCAGGTTAGAAATCTTTTCATTGCAGAGATAGTCAAGAATCGCTCTTGTTCCGGCGTTCTGGCTGTCGATAATGTCTCTTGTGTTGCTGTTCATGGTGTTCTGGATTGCACAAGCGTTGGTAGCCATATCATATCTGATCTGTGCCTGTCCCGCCCTGTTGTCGCAGCAACACTGAGCTAACTGTGCCTGTAAAGCATTTGTATTCTGCATATTCGCTACAGTATCGGCATTAATTGCCTGCTGGATTCCAAATCCAGTCTGCATGATGTTTGTGTTGATTCCATTGAATCCGGTAAGCATACCGTTGTTCACTGCATAGAATCCATCACAGAGACCATTGTTGATTCCGTCAAGCTTGCTAATTACTGCGGAGTTATCGAATCCTCTTTGAATATCTGCCTGAGTAGCTGCTGTGGCTGTATATCCACCGCCGTTGCCGTTATTGCCCCAGCCATTGTTTCCCCATCCGCAGAATACGAACAAGAAAAGCACGATAAGCCACCATGCGCCATCTCCACCAAACATGCCGTCATTATTTCTACCGTTTCCAGTAGCAGCGGCAATATCTGCTAAGCTATAATTTCCATCCATAATATAATCTCCTTTATTGTGTATTTACATCAATCTGGCCAGATTGTAATGTACTATTTCATTCCTTTCAACATGTGCTGAAATTGTCCTGCCATCTGCTGAACCTGATTAAGTTGCTGTTGGGAAATCTTCCCGGATTGCAACATCTTCTCAACTTCTGCTTTCGGGTCTCCCTTAAAATTCTGCTTAAACTGTATAAACTGCTGTATCATCTGCATTGGCCCGTTTCCCTGTGGCATCCCACCACCGAGCACGTTAAATAATGGATTACTCATCTGCATTTCCTCCCTTGACTGCTGATTCCTGCGCGGTATTAGCTCTAACAGGTTCAGAAAAAGAATTTAATCGGTTTATGATAGCTTCGTATTTACCTTTTAAATCGTCATATTCCTGTCTGGTGACATATTTACTGTCCATGTTCTGAACAGGCTGTTTAGGTGGCATCTGAGAGCCTATTTCATGGTATTCAAATGTTCGTAATGGCTGTGGCATACCGGAAACGTCTGTGGATTTTATGTAGAACTTTTCGCTTTCACTGTCCATCAGTAAAACGCTTGTCCCGGGTGCTACTAGATAGGATTTTGCGCCGACTTCGCCAGATACCCACAGGATACCATTGTTATTCTGCTGGGGTTGCTGTACTGGTTGAGCTGGCATCTGGACAGGCTGTTGCTGAAATTGGTTCATCTGCCCCGGAACGCCAAAACTATATTGATAAGGATTGTTGTATAATGCCATCTCGTACACCTCCTATGACTTATTCTATGACTTTCTATGACTATTTTTACATAAAAAAAGAGCCTTAGACAGTTCGTCTAAGACCCATATAAGTATCTGAAAAGTATCAGCATACTTTAATTATTTTATTGTTCACCCTCCGGCTTAATCGTTTTGCCGTGGATATGCTCACGTTCATCTGTTCAGCGCAGTATTCGAGCGTATATTCCTTACATCTCAGCCGGAACAATCTTTCTTCATCCGGTGTAAAATTACACTCTAACAAGAACCTGTCTATATCTTTCTTTGTGAACACGTATAACTTCATAAGCATACCCCTTATCAATGCTAACGCTGATTCTGTGCAAGATACTCCGTGAGCTTCTGTTTTGTTTTTTTTAGCTCCTCGACATTGTTCCCACTGATTTGGCTATCCAGCATAGTCGATAACACTTCCAGAATTAATGAGTCACGTTCTGCAATTCTCTGAAGACTTTCATAATCTCGTCTATCATGTTCTTCCAGTGTCTCTACTCGCTTATTAAGTCGGAATGCCGGAGTAATCCATTTAAAGATTACAGCCGCCGCTCCTCCGACAATAGACACCCCTCCGCAGATAGAGAGGAAAATCTGTACAAATTCTGATATGCTCATTTAACTACTCCTTTTCCCAGTAATATACCGGGATCTCATTACCGGAATCCCATGTATCAAAATATTTGCCGTTCTGTGCTGTCACCACATGACCATCTATGCAGAGGATATACGTACCTGTCGGATGGTCTGTACAGAAGTCGTTGACTGTATAGATATATCGCTCTGACTGTTCTATCAGTTTGCGTCTGTATCCATGCTTATAGAGATACGCACCCCAGACATAATTCGCGCTCGGCATATCTGACAGAGTACATGCCTGTACCATTAATCCAGCGAATACCGTTTCCCAATCGAAGCCGGTTGCTTTGCATATTGCCCGGACAACGCAATCTCCTGTTCTCTTATCCTTAACAGGATTCGGATTGAAATATTCCCATCTATCCATCAGCCAATCCCCTTTGCTGTTTCATATCTCTTTGCCGCTCCTCTGGCTTTTGCGGCGCTCTGACGGTTCCACTTCGCGATCATGAGCCGGTCTTGCAGTTCCCTCAGGTCATTCCGTTTGCAATAATCCTTATATGCAGCATTTTGTTTTTGGAGAAGAAAAGACTTCCGGTCAAGGTCTTGCTGGAGTGCAAATCTTGTCTGTTCGTCCTTACAGTTATCAACCGCCGCTTGCATTCCGAGAACTTCCCGTTTTGTTTTTCGGATTCTTCGTTCATAAGTACGTTGTCTCTGTTCTTTTTCGTACTGTTTACCTTTGTCAGCTTTGTCCTGTGCTGATAATTCTGTATAAGGATTAAATTCCCCATCACTGGCTCCAAAGCTATGCCGGCAGTTGACCCCTGACAGTCCACTTGCCGTCCCGTATCCGGTCAATGAGAACGGAGGAAATTTCTTACTCTTGCCAGAACGAGAGTATATCTTGCCTTGCCACCATGAGTGATTGCCCGGATTCTCACCGCCGTCACCTGTTCTGGCTCCTATGTGAGCACTGACCAGAACTAAATCCCAGTCCATTTCTTCCATGCGTTTTAGGGATATATCTCCCGTAGCCTGTGCCACACCAGTTCTAACAGAACGTGCAACTGCGGTTTCAATCGTATCTTTTCTGCCAGATGGATATGTGACCGTTACACCATCTGATACAACGTTATTAACTGCCTCTTTGATGGCTTGCGTATACCCAACTGCCCCATTCATCACATGGTTATATGCAAGGTCGCATTGCTCGATATATAACCTCTGAGCGGCACTTGCGGTTGTTCTCGTGAAGTTCTTCCACTCTCCCATAGTCGCAAGCATATTTCGCTCCATGAGCCTTATCATAGCTGGAGACTGCTCAAGCGGTACAGGACTTAACCCTGCTGCCTTATATACCTTATCATCGTAATTCATTGCAGTGATTCCGGCATCCTCAAACGCTTCAAGAAGTTCCTGCTGTTCACGTTTGGTGTATTTTGATAATTCTGCCAGAATGTCCTCTAGCAGTTCACCAGATTCCTGTAGCGTTCTGATTCTCCACGCATCGGCATTGGTTAGGATATAATCCTCGCCTCTGCCGATTCTTGCCATCATTCGCGACACGATCTCAGAGATGATATACTGGTGCAGTTCTTCTGCAATTTGTTCACTGCCCTCTGTAATTTGCCGTAAATATTCTGGGCTTAACATAACTACTCATCTCCAAACAGTTTTGGTTCGTCTGGCTGAGCTTCTTTGACCATTGCTTTCGCTTCTTCCTTAGTCATTCCCTCGAACTTCACGAAATACAACCATGCCGGGACCTTGCCGGTAGTCACATACTGCCACCATCTCGCACGGTCGTTTTCTCTAACATAGAGAATATCTCCGAAATCATAATTGACTTCATAAGCCCCGACAGGTGCAAGTGCGTACAGGTCAGCGTAAACGTTCAGTGCGTAGATAACTTCGTTCAGGCAGGATTCCAGTTTGTCTCGAACGTCTTTAATGAACTGCACTGTCCTCTGCTGTTCCGCTTCTACTCCTGTAGCTGTCTGAATACCGCTAGATTCGTTAAAAACAAAATACCCGTTGGAGAATCCAATCTTGTACCCCAACTGGCTTAAAATGGCATTTATGCCGCTTATACGGGTATCTGTGTTAAGTATCGGATTTATTTCCTGATAGAAAGACCCTGCATCATCTCCAAAAACATTCTTCACATAATCTGGAAGCCCAAATTCTTTTGATCTAAGCTTCATGGCTTGTGGTGCCATAGAGGATACAGGTGATCCGCTTGGAAGGAGTAACCTTTCATCTGCCAGAACAATCCTCTTAGAATCAAGGATTTCTTTTGCATTACGGCTGTATGCAATGTCGAGGTCCTTCAGTTCTTCGATAGCTTCGGCAAATATTGGAAGTCCAAGTGGTGTACTGATATCCACATTGTTCGCCTGTGGTGTTCGCAGTACTCCATACAGAGGGCCGTCCAGCTTCTCCCCGTTTGCTTTGAGAATCGGTGGTGTATCTGCCATGAGGTCGGCCCATTTGGTCTGTTTAAGGTCAATCTTATCACCGATGCTCTGAGGAGATTTTGATACGTAGGCTCTATTAGAAACGTAGTACGGATAGGTTGTCACGCCGTCCATTGTAGTCTCAACAAATCTATGATATTCAAGCCGTGTGTAGTATTTCCGTCCAACAGTATAGGAATCCTTAAATATAATCCCCTTTATTTCCTGATTGTCATAGTCCACAATCATCACGTCTGCCGGAGTGAATACGTCAAGGCTCTCACCGTTCGGCTTAATAAACACCGTTCCATAAGCACAGCCATATTCTACCCAGTGGCGTATCTGGAAATATACTTTATCAATCCGCTCCTGTAGCCACGTAGCCCTTGCGGAGCCGTCTATCTGAATGCCGATCGCCAATGTTGCGAGCCGGGCTGTTTCTGAGCAGACAGATTTGGCAAAATTAATTGTCTTGATATTATTCTTATCATCTAACCATTCCGGCGCGCCTCTGTAGATGTTCGCACACCGATTAATCAGTGATTCCATCTCCGGAAATTCTGCTGCCTGGATATTAAAATCCTCTTCGGCTTGTTTTTTAAAAATCATGTTAAACCACCTTTTTAGTGTTGTTATAAGTCCCATTTAATCTACCTTTTAAAATCCATCCATTTTACAGAAGTATCTCGCACAATAATGTCTTCATATTCTACAACTTTTAAGATTTTGTCAATTTCAGATGATCCATATATTTTTAAACCGATGCTTAAGAATTTATTTATTTTATCTGAAAAGTACCTATCTAACATTTTATGCACTGTACCCCCTCCTGTTAAATAACGGCTCATAAGCATACCTAAGTGCCGAGATTGCGTGGTCGTTTCCGTCAGGATAGCCACTTATCACATTTCCCTCTTTGTCCCGATCATACTCATATTCCGTGATTTCCTTATATGCATTCGGTGTTCGCCTTGGATCAATGACAAGTGTCTTAGTCTGTAAGAACTTAAAACCATACTCGATACTTCCCGGCCCCTTAATTGCTCCTCTGGCAGGAAGTCCTGCATCCCGGAAGTCGTTCACGGACTTAGGTTCCGCAGAATCACATATCATTGTGTAATCGTCATAGCCTTTTTTCTTAATCCAATCAGCGGTCTTGGAGTTGCTCCATTTATTTACATACAATTCGTCAATCAGATATATTTTCTCTCTGGCAGAATCGTAATAAGTTCGGAGATAGCAGAAGGCATCCGGGTACCATCCATAATCTACGCCAGCGAAAATGCGATCCATGCGGTTAATTTCTTCATCCGTAATATCTCTAATCTCCAGATACTCAAATACATTTCCACCGTCACCATTCGGAACACCCAAATACTCATGCTCATAGGCTTCTGGATTGATTTCTTTCAGATGTGCTGCATCGTCAATAAACTTCTGCCCGAGCCACTCCGCCGGGGCTTCCAGATAACTTGAATGATGGATAACTCTTTTCGGGTTAGGTACCAGTTTAATCCTGTTTACCCAGTTTGATTTCGATTTTGGCGGATTATATGATGAAAAATCATAGGATTCATCACCGCCACGAAGTACTGACTGATTAACGGAACGTTCCTGGGCATCTCCCTTCATTTGATCTTTTTCTTCTTTCCAGAGGATTCCGATGTAGCCAAACTCCGGCTTAATAGATTTCAACTTGGTTTCATCGTCCAGACCACGGAAGTATATTGTCTGCCCTGTTTTAATATACTTGATCTCAAGTGGCGAAACTTTACATTCAAATTCTTCCATCAGTCCAAGTTCGTTTATAGCCCATTTCATGTTAGCATATACGGAATCTTTCAGAGTTCCAGCTACCTGCCTTGTAATGCAGGCATGCATCTGAGGATTATTCTTGATAAGCTCAACAATTTTAAAAGCCACATAAGAAGATTTCAGACCGCCTCGACCGCCCTCGAATACATATTCGATATTAGGCTTGATTTGCCGGTTAATGTCCACATATGCCTTGCCGAGTACTCTGGCGGGAAGTTCATATTTGCTTTCGTCTGATTTTGAAACAGCTACTAACTGTTCCCATTTGTCCACTGCTTGCATATTGCCTTTGATGGCCTTTGCATATATAGATGCTGCTACAACAGCGTTGTTGTTTGCGTCCTCGTCGGATATTCCCATTTTGGCGAGCTTTGCTCGAGCATTGTCGGGTGCTGGATTGTCAGCTATCATTTTCGCAAGTTCAGAGAGGGTTTTCTTCCTGCGGCGAGCCTGCCCGGAGGCGATTCCGCCTTTCCTTCCGTTTTCTCTAACTTCGCTCTTGCTTTGCATGCTTCCAGGTCTTAAGTTTTTTTCATTCGCCATTTGCTATTCATTTCCTTCTACCCCTCTGATTAATTTTGCTTTATTTCCTGTGAATTTTTCCCATCTGTCTACTATCACGTCGCAATAAGCTGGATCGTATTCCATCATCCTACATCTGCGGTCCATCTGCTCGCAAGCAATCAATGTGGATCCTGAACCTCCAAATAGATCAAGAACAATGTCTCCACGTTCTGTTGTGTTCCTTATTGCAAATTCAGACAACTTTATTGGCTTTTGCGTAGGGTGAACGTATTCGGAAGAAGAATCTTTTTTTATAGTCCATACGGAACCGATTCTTTTCCCAGTTATTTCCTTGCCATTATTTGTGCATAGTATAACTTCGTAGTCAGTGCTGAAAGTATGCTTCAAGTCACCAATTCCGCCTCCGCCTTTGTTCCAAATAATCATGTTTGTTAAATCATGATATTTTTTAAATAGCGGTATCCATTTATCTAATACTTTCCACGTCGTGCATATGAATATAAAACCATTGCACACAAGTTGTATGCTTGGAAAAAAATCTAATATTTTATCATCGTTTTCAATGACGTCGAACTTCTTGCTTTTTTTTCTTAAGTTACTTTGATATTCATATCCATAAGGCGGATCAGTGAAGCACATATCAGCTTTTTCTTCATACATTAGTTTCTCGACATCTGTGATACATGTACTATCTCCGCATAAAAGTATATGCTCCCCCAGCTTCCACATATCACCTTTTTGAGTGACAGGATCCTCTGGAACGGTTCCTTGGTATTCATCTTCTTCAGCTTCTAGTTCTTCTGATTCGAGTTCAAAGCCAAAATCAGTCATATCAATATCGAATATTTCTTCGATTTCGCTGTCCAGCAAATCTAAATCCCATTCTGCCTTTTCAGATACTTTATTATCAGCCAAGCGAAAAGCTTTTATCTGTTCGTCTGTCAAATCATCGGCAATAATACATGGTACGCTCTTGAATCCGAGTTTCTTTGCTGCTTTGTATCGGGTATGCCCAGCAACAATTACGTTGTTCTTATCAATAACAATCGGAACTTTAAAGCCAAATTGTTTTATGCTTTCAGCGACGTAAGGAACTGCATCATCATTTTTTCTTGGGTTCTTTCCATACGGTTTTATGTCTTTTAATTTAATTTCTTGAACATTCATATTGAATTTGCCTCCAATTGGCTATAAAATCCCATAATACTACTTCTGAGTATATTTTACCACAGAACCTTCAAAAAGTTGTGGTACATGTTTGAGGAATTTTGCGTTAAAAGAGAGCCGGTAAATACCGACTCTCTAATTTTATTCATTACTTTGTAATTTTCTGATTACCTCGCCCTGATCTCCCGGACACCCCATAAAGCACTCCGGACAATGTTCGTAGAATGTGCATCTAATACAGTCATGTGGACTAATTGAGCTGCAATATTGATGTAGTACTGTGAATGCTGATACGGCGAGCTGCGGGGTTACTTCTGGTGTAAGTTTGTTATTCATTTCTCCATCTCCTCCAACTTCTTCTCAGCTTCTTCACGGGTGAGGAATATTGTCTTGCCAATATCATTTTTGAAACACATTAACTCGCCGCAATCTCTATCAATTACTTCCAGATTGTATGACCTTCTTGTTATGTTAATTTGCGTTACTGTTAATTCGATGATAGGATTTTTAGCACCCTTATTAATCCTAAACATTATATCTCCAACCTTACACGGCAATCTCACAAGCAAGCCCTGTTCTTCTAAATCTTCATAATCGCAAAGCTTTCGCGCCGCTGAAATGTAATCGTGCTGTTTAACCCAGACATCTGATTCTCCGTCTGGTGTAATATCATATCTTTCTGTTAATCTCTCCATCTACTTCACCTCTTCCATCTGACTTTCTACAGTATCTGCAAGTAACTTCAAGGACTTAATAAATGAGTCCGTCAATGCTGTTCTGTCTGGGCTTTTAGCAAATGTTCTGACAAGTTTTACTGCATCCTTGATTTTTTCTTCATATTCGATAATTTCGGATGCTTCAAGCACTCCTTTATCACTCCAATAAGCAACTGTTCCATTATCCTTAAAAATCAAAATATTTGGCAGTTTGATATTCCTAGACGACAAGCTGACTTTATCAGACCATTTATCAAAACCTTGTAACCTTGCAATGTTAAGAATATTTTCATATTCTTCCTGTGTCTTTACGAACACGCTTTTTCCTGTTAAATCAATCATCTATTTCACCTCTCCTGTGATCGCATCAATACAACCATTCCAACCAACCGCAATAATATCTTTTTGCGCTTCAACATTGTCGATTGGAACGATATACTTTTTTTTCTCCGGCAATGGCTTCAATGGGCACCAATCAGGCTTAACGCTTGTGTCCTTAATATCTTTCAGCTTTCCTCTGCAATACTGTAAATTAAGCATGAATCCTTGCAAATAGCATGAGCGACAGTTCTCTGGTGTATCAATCAGTGAACTACTCGGCAACTGAGTTACCAGAGCATCTGAATTAAGGCGGGATAC